TGAATGTTACCATTTTCATCAATAATAGTAGGTTTACTTACAAAACCTTTAGCAACGTAATATAACATCGCTGGGTCACCTGAGCCAAATGTATGAGGTGATGAATACCAATTAAGATTTGTTCTTAGCCAATTATGACTTTTTGGTATTGGTGAATAATCTGTGCTAGATGTAACTAGCAAACTCATATCATTAATAAAATTGAATATTATATCTCTTATTCTGTGTGGTTGGTTTTTTTGTGTTTCACCTGTAAAAAACTCAGGTTTTTTCTTTTTAAAAAAACCATAACTGTCAGTAGCTGTTATAACAGAAACATAAGGATAAGGTGAATTTTCTATTTTATCAAAAGCTGGTGCTACCCATCCAAACCACCACAAAACACCTAATGTATTGTCACTACTTTTATATATTCTTATAAAATATTCTTCATTACCTGATTCAATAGTGCTATAAACAAAATTTTCATCAGTATTATTTTCTACAATTAAATTCAATTTACACTCTGAGCCTAAAAATACCCTATCTCTAGTACCGCCTTGACCATTCCAAGTAACCTCAAAACCCTCACCTGATAAATTAATCCCATTATTTATAAGACGATTTTCACCTCCTGTTCCTGTATACAAAAACGTGCTAAACACATCGTCCAAATACGTCTTTTTCTTGGCACCTACGCCAAGCATTAATTGTTGAATTGGTGTCATAATTAATCTCCTTATTTAATAATTAGTAGGTACAAATTAGGAAAGTCCAGCACCACTGATGTAGGCAACAGTAGACGATGTGAAAAATACAGTTGCCATACCATATTGGGCTAAAGCTCTATTTCCCGTCGCCGCATCTGCTGTATTTCTAAGGCTTAAACTATTAGTAGCTGTAATGTTTAAAGTTGAAGAATCTCCATTAATAATGGTTATGGCATCTCCAGCCGAAAAGCCAGCCGATCCACTTAGTTCAACTGTTTGAGTCGTGCTTGTTGCATGAATCGCTTTACCAGCATCAGAAGTCGCAGCAGTATAAGTAGCACTAGATGACTGAGCATTAACAGGTATAGATCTTAAATTTCCTTTGTCATCCTTAAAGAATTTTCCAGCAGCTACTTCAATATTTTCTGAACTTGTCCAAGAGTCTGTTGAGTCAATCCAGTTAAATGTTTTATCTGTAGCACCTTTTAAAGTAATACCACCACCATCAGCAGTTGTGTCTGTTGGTGTGCCAACTTTGCCTAGTTCAATATTTTTATCTTCTACGCTTAATGTAGTTGAATCTATTGTTGTAGTTGTACCATTTACAGTAAGGTTGCCCGACAGAGTGAGGTTAACTGCTGTTGCTGTTCCTGTTAGTGCTGGACTAGCAAGTGGTGCATAGCCTGGAACAGTTGGCGAGCCTGTGAATGTTGGGGAGTTGAGATCAGCCTTAGCTGCTAAAGAGCTAATCGTGACATCTGTATCCGAACCTGAGTTATCCCAAGTAAGAGTATCAACTTTGAGTTTGCCGTAAGCCATGACTTAATGAATGAGAAGGACAGAGTTGTTTGGAATAGTGATAGTCACCGAACTTCCAATAGCCACTGGCCCAACGGCCATAGCGTTTTTGTTTGAGGTGATGGTGTATGACTCGCTCACAGTTTGAGCATTTTCATACAGCCAATCGTTAATAGCCCCACCACCTGAAGCGGTGTTCGCATTAATCGACCCGCCCATGTAGGCGTGGCTTTGACATTGATAATGTAAATAGCCAGGGGTATCATCACTAATTGTTATTTGTGTATATGCACCTGTACTTCCTGGGGTTCCTGACGATGTAACTCCTGTTGTGTACGCACCACCGGCTTTATCTCGTTTCTTATAAAAAGCTATTGGGTGTCCACTATTACTTGAATCAGCTTGATCAAATCTATAAGTATTTCCAGGTATTAATTCAAGATGAGGTGATTGTATTCCTCCTATCGTGTAGCCATCAGTAGAGCCATTACCTTGCTCCTTATGTGCAACAGTCTTAGCAACAACCTTAACTACATAAGTTTCTTGAGTAGGAACATGTTTTCCATAAACTCCTAAATATCTATCCTCAGAATCATTTGCAAAATAAGAAAGATAATTCCAAGTTGTTCCTGATGTTGTGTATTTAAGTCTGACTGTTAATCCAGCATCACCAGTAAACCCAGAAGGTAAAGAAGCTAAAGGACTAAATGATTCAATCCCTGTACTATCAGCAACTTCTATGTAATCTCCATCACTGGGGCTACCAGGTATAGAAGAAACATTTGTAACAGGAGAATAAAGAACAGCAGCAGATACAGCGTTTTGAGCAGAGGTGGCAGTTGCACTAGCTGAGTTTGCGGTTGTAACGGCGGCTGATGCATTTGCGTTGGCTGTGTTTGCCAAAGCGGAAGAGGCGTTGGCAGTTGATACGGCTGACGAGGCATTTGTGTTGGCTGTATTGGCTAAAGCAGAAGCGGTGTTGCTTGTAGAGATCGCAGTGTCAGCTTTCCCGTCGGCTGTAGTCGCCAAAGAAGAAGCTGAATTACTTGTTGCAATCGCAGTGTCGGCTTTTCCGTCGGCTGTAGTTGCTAAAGATGAAGCATTAGTCGCTGTGGTTACTGCGTATGCAACACCTTGGGGATTCCCCCCTATTCCATCACCTTTAAGACTAGTTCCATCGTGAACGTAAGTATCAGTAGCAGTCTTAGACGCAGCAGCTTGATCAACCGCATATTTTACACCTTGCGGATTAGACCCAACACCATCTCCCTTGAGGCTCGTACCGTCATGGACATAAGTATCAGTCGCTAACTTCGCTGCATCAGCAGCGTTCTTAGCATTATCAGCAGTCGTAATTCCATAAGCAAGACCTTGAGGATTACTGCCAACTCCATCACCTTTTAAAGATGTTCCATCATGGACGTAAGTATCAGTAGCAAGTTTGGCAGCGTCGGCTGTGTTCTTCGCATTAGTAGCAGTTTGTGTCGCTGTGGTACTCGCAGTCGTAGCAGCAATAGATTTAGTTGCTCCTAAAGCATTTAGATCTGCTTGCTCCTGAACAATATATAAGTTCTGCAAATCTGCATTATTCAACGCCTCCGAAGTTAAATTTGATCCATCACTCCAAGGAGATAACTGTGAATCCTTTGGTGTCTGCCTTTGAATCGTTAACTCTTCTCCAGCCGCAAGACCAGTAGTAAGAGTTATTTGCGTTGCACTGGTAAATGTATAATCTGTTCCGTCGCTTAAAGTTGAATCTTGGGTTTCTGCTAATAGATCCCTTCCCTTATAAACCTTGACATGAGACTTCAATAAATAATTAGAACTAAAGGGCAGAGGAAAAACAGTCTGCCCAGTATTCGTAACTTGCACATAGGTATCAGCCATCTTGCGGGATTCTTACGAGGACGTAGCCCTTATTGTAAGGCTTAATCGGAATTTGCAAAGAATCACTATTCACTAATTAGAACAACTCTTGTAAAACTTCTCTTTCTTCGTTTCCTTTCATCAAACTAATCTCCTTAAAAGTCTCAGCTCTTTGTTTCCATTTTATAGCTGCTGGCTCATTGCTTACTCTTAAGCTATTTGTAGCTAAATCTCTGTAATAGTGTTTGATTTTTTGCATCAATATATAAGGCATCTCTGCTTTTCTTTCTTTTTCACCTTTGTCCTGAACTTCAAAATAAGTAGTTGTAGCTTTATTTTTTTGTAATGCTTGATAACGAGGATCACTCATTAGTGACCTAAATGCTTCTATAGCAGTTTTACCATCACCTACCTTTTTACCATCTGGAATCAACTTTCTCTTGGCGTCTTTTGCTGTATATACAACATGCTCTTCCAAAATTGAATTATAAGGCAAACCATTTTCCTTGTTTTTAGCAATAATTAATTGACCATCATCAATAACAACAGACTCCTCAATCTTAGGATTGATGTTCATTGTTCCTTTAATTAATTGATTAGCAGAATTAGAATCACCTTCTATCGTTCCATAAGTATGGTTATACAACTGTTGCAAATCATCACTCATTGGCACACCTTCTAAAGTCTTATTAACTAATGGCCCTGGTGGATCTAACAAATCTAGTTTATTTAATTCAGCGTAAACTTTATCGTTTGGATGTTGCCTAGGAGTAAATCTATGTTCAACATATCTATTGAAATTTTCTCCCCAAGCTAATCTTATCTTTGTTCCTAACCAATCTCTTTCTTTAAACTTTCCACCAAAGAAAGCAGACCCAGGATATAACTTATACATAATTTCATTTCTTACAAACCTTTCTGCCTTCTCTACGACTCCAGGTTCAAAAATAGTTTCCTCTTCTTTTGACCACTCTCTTTCTCTGTATATTTGACTTTGTTTAGCTCCTGACAACCTTTCTCCTTCTCTTATGGCACCAGAAAAAGGAGCCATGCCCGCAGCCATATATCCAAAATAATTACCTGGATTACTACGTTCAGGATTAAATGCTAATTCTAAAACTTGTCTAACATTTCCAACCGCAGTTTTCCTTGAAAGATCACCAACAAGAACTGTGAAAAGAGCATTTCCAATATTAAGAAAGTCATTTTCAGAAACATTTGCATGTTGCCATGCGTAGCGAGCATCTTCCAATAAAAAGATTGAACTAATAACAGGAAGACCACCAACCATAGGTATCCCCGCAATTGAATTAGGTCTTTGTCCTTTTGCTTTTAATTCAGCAAGCCATTCTTGTCTTTCCTTCCACATATAGTCTGGAGGCCCATTGCCAACAATATTGTCAGTAGCACTTAAACTAATCCATGCCATCCAAACCGTACTAGCCATCATAAAATCAGCATTAGCTCTTCGTCTTTGAGCGTCAGACATTCGATCCCAGTTCAATCTATTCATTACATAAGGAATACCTGTCCATGAATAATCCATGCTTGTTCCCATGAAAGGAGCTTGCATGTAAGGGAACATTTGATCTATTACTGGATTTCTTTTTAACCCCATTCCAGCTTCATAGATATATTTACTAAATCTGTTTTCAGGCTTATTTTGAAAACGCAATTCATCAGAAAACTTTGCTGCTGCTCTAGCTTCAGGTTCGCTTAAAACTGGGGCTCCATAAGTTTTAGCAATCATGTCTTCTCTTATGTAATCTGCTATATCAGCGTCACTTGCAAGCTCAGGATCGAAAGATTTTAAACGTCTATAATCCTTAATCATTTCCTCTGTAACTTGATGGCTATAAAATTGTGCTTCCATTCTTTCTGCTACATATTTGTCTATCTTTACTGGATCTAAATCTCCATTAATATCTGTCAAACCTAATTGAACTCCATTCCTTCTTGCATCCATCAAGATGTCAAATCTTACCGAATAATTGTGATAGAAAAAGCCTGAAACATTATCAACAGATTGAAGTAATTGAAGACCAGGACTTAACCAAAAATTATCATTTGTCTGCTCATACATTCTTAATTTGATCCAAGCACCCATTTTCCGCATAGGTATTCTTGGATTTAATAAAGCTCTTCTTTTTTCTCCTGGTGTTTTAGGACTATCATTTAACATTACTTTTAACTCTTGTAGCCTTTGTTGATCTGTCTTGAAATATTTTCCGTAACTATCAATATTACCTGCGTAATGTAATGATCTATTCCTAAAAGCATCCATAAATATTTCTTTTCCTGAAGCTCTAAAAGCTGATAAAGCTTTACCTAGTCCGTCAAAATGACTTTGTAAAACATAAACATATTCATCTTTACGATTCATTAATGGTGTTCCATAAGGAACATAAAGCATATTTTCATACATCTTTCTAGTTGGCCCTGCTATCGCTAAAATTGCATTGCTTCCTATGTTTAATCCTTGTGTTCTTAAATTAAATAATTGCTGATCTTTAAAATGTAAATTAGTTAAACGTGCTAATTCATCATGGTAAGTATTAGGATCATAAATTTTAAATACATCAAAACCTTGTATTCTTAAATTAGAAAGAGTTAGTTCTAATTGTTGCATTGCTGCCTTTCTATTTGATTTAAACAAATCAGCAGCTTCCATTATCTTTGCAATAGGAGAACCTTCTAAAAAGTCCTCTGGCTCCATCTCTCTTGCAGCTTGAACTGTAGGAATATCATTTAGATTTATTGGCCCTTCAGAAACCCCTTTCATAACTAAATCTAAATCCATATCTTCAAACCCTGGGCCTTGCATTGCCTTACCCATTTTTGACCAAGTATTCCTTACAAAGTCATAAGATCTTTCTGTCATCAAAGCGATCTTATATGTATCAATTGTTCTATCTAATAAATCGGCTGGAAGTTCTGTAGGAACATTTGTTCGCTGCATGAAATCCATTATTTCCTCTGCATTTTCTATAAATACTTTTCTACCTATTTGATAAGTTCCTCTGAGTCTCAAAGTGTTATCTACTAAACCGTTAAAAGGCATAGAATTTCTTTCAATAAATCTCATTACTCCGTCTTTACTTATATCTCCTTGAAGCGTTTCTGATATTTCTTGAGCTGCATTATTTACGTTGTAATTTAAAAACGTAAAATCTTGAGGACGCACTCTTCTTCCAGCCTGCAATAATGCTTGAGAATATGAACCCCATTTTTCAATAATTTCCTTTGGCTGTGTTCTTGCCATTTGTAGGAAATTATTAGGTTGATTGTCTGGAATATTTACTTCTGCACTCTTTGGATCGTCTACAGCCTTTTTAAAATCAGGATCATTTTGAATATTTTTTAAATCATCTTTAAATTTGCCAGTTAAATCTTTTGCTAACTCATCATCATCAGGAAACTTTGATGCTGATATATTTCTCAGCCGAGTTAAGTCAGCATCATTTTCAGATCTCTCTTTAATAAGGCGTTGACGCTCTTGGAATAAATCATCACATTTAGACATTAGTTGCAACCTCCTTGATTGAATTTAGTGTTGTTTGAAGAAAATAAATTGTCGTATTGCAATTTCTTTGCTTCTAAATATTCAAGAGCCCTAAAAGTTAACTCTGGAACTTCTAAATGAGTGCGAGCATCTATATATCGAATGTATTTATCGTAATTATCTTTTTTAGTTTTTAAATATTCTTTTGCAAATTTACCTTGTGCCGTCATCTCGAATACATCAACCCAATCTGGTTGACGACCTAATACTCTTGTTATTTCTCTAGCTACATTTTGTAAATACAATTTAGTTCTTTCAAACGCTTGTCTTATTGGAGATCCTTTCGTTAATTTAATATCCCTATTTGTAAACCAGATACCGAAAGCTTCTGCCTGTATTTCTATTGCATCCATATCTTCAGAGAAAGTACCTCCTCCTTTTTTGATAATTTGCGTCATCTCCTCTATTGCTTCTTTTGTTGATATTGCTTTTTGTAGCTTTGTTCTGTTTAAAATGTCCAATATATCTTGAACAGCGTGAAATGCTTCGTGTGCAGCAGTTGTTAAAAAAGGTCGTCCAGGCTTGCCAAGGGTTTTTAACCCGCGTCTGTAACGACGGTTTATGGCTGGATGAAAAGCCAAATAAATTGACATATCTTGAACTTCGGCAAAACCAGCGGGAACCCAGAGTCCCCCTGTATCAGCATTCTTCGCCTGTAAATATTTCCGAACAAGATTAGTATCCTCATATTCCTTCATAAAAGCAGCAGTCTTAGGTTCCCATTTAGCAATAGTCTGAATATTTGCATCAGTACCAAATAGCTCTGACATATTTATTTCATCAACATATTTAAGGTTTTCTATTGGCACTCCTGACATTCTTGCTGCCTTTCTCATTGCATCTCTAGCTTCAAGTGCAATTTTGTTTGACTGCCTTAATCTTCCAGTAAGTGTGTTATTTATCCATCTACCGTAATCTTCTAATTGAACTATTTGCCTAGCTTCTTTATTTACAATTGCATCGTAAGCTTTTAGCCTTTCCTCTCCTAAGTCATAACCTGGAGTATCACCTCCAGCTCCAGAATCAATACTTGCTCTTGGTTGTCTGCTTGATTGAAACTTTTGATCTAATACTTTTAATTCAAGACCAGCGGTATTATCTGGCGAAGCACTTGCACTTCCTGTTTCTGCCTTTACACCTCTCTTAACTTCAGCATGAACTTTAGTTCCATGAGCTTTTATTTCTGCTGGGTTATATCCTTGTTTTTTTAACAACCTAACAATGTCATCTTCTCGTTTTGATTTCTTTTTATTGTCTCGAATAATATAAGCAATTTGATCTAATTCATTATCAAATTCTAATGTTGCTCCTCCATATCTAGGCTTCATCCTTTTTAAATCATTTGGTAATTCAAAAGCCTTTGGTTTTGGTTTTTCAACTTTTTTAGGTAATAAGTCTCCTTTTTTCTTTTTCTCTTCATAAGTTAAATTTTCATATCCAGTTGCTTTTCTTTCAGCAATTAACTTGTCTGCTTTTCTAGCTGCATCAATCTTTCCATGCTGTTCTATTAATCGCATTTCATCATCAATTAGCTGTAGAGAATTTTCATTTAATTCTCCATTAGCTAGATCTTCAAATCCTTTGTCTACATCTAATTCTGTAACCTTTGGTGTTTGAGGCAATGTTGTAGAAGGAGGTCTTGCTTCTCCCTTCTCAATTGCATTTTTTGTGATCTTATTAATTAGTTCTTCTCTATCTTTTCTTGCTTGAACCAATAACCATTTCGCTGGTGGAATTTGTTCGTCAATATTTAAACGTCTACCTGAAATACTTGTAGTCACTCTTGCAAAATCTCTTAAACCTCTTTGCACACCTTCTTCAACTGAAACTCTTGCAAGGTTCAAAAGTTTTAATACATCTCCTACTGTTTCAAGACCACCTTCAAACTTAGCTTCAGACGCTTTATTAAAAGCATTTAAAAGTCTTTGAGCAGCAACAGCATCTTCAGCATTTCTAACAAGATCCATATTCTTGGCTATCTTTACCGCTTCCTGATATGGATCTCTTTGAGGAACAATTGTTTCCTTATCTTTAATTTCTATATCTTTCAAAGCTTCCTCAATATCCAAACGATCAATAGGCTCTTTACCAACTTCTTTACCTGTAAGCTTTTTAATTCGTTTGACTAACTTTGGATTATCACCTAATAATCTATTGATACTCTCTTTTGTTTCATCTCCTAAAATATCTGAGAAATTTTGATTATCTACTTCTTCTTTTGGTCTTAATTCAAATTTCTCTGTTGATGGTATTTCACCTTCATCAACTGTTCTAGTTGTAACTTCATCAACAACCTTAATTACATCTTCACCAGCTTCTTGTCTTTCTAATATTTCTTGTGCTTCAACCTTACTTACATTTCCTTTTAATGTTTCTTCTAATGCATCTGATTCAATTTGATTTTGTGGAATTCCAACTTTTGCTTTTAATTTAGCTTCTGCTGATTGAGCCGTTTCTTTAAATAAATCTCCTTGTTTATATTTTCCTTTTTCTTCTCTAATAAGACCTCTATTAACTTGATTAGTTCTTACTTCCTCTCTACGTTTCAAATATGTATTAGAACGTAAAGATCTTAACCTTTCAGGAAATATATCTTGTACGAATTGTTTTTGCTTGGCTAAACGTGCTGCAACTTCATCATTACTTAAAGCTGCTGTTTGAAATGTATCTCCAATTCTTTTTGGAAGTGATTTAACTAATTTTGGATTTAAAATAGCGGCAAATAAACCACCTAATATTCCAGCTCCAATGTAATTAGGAATAAATGAAGCTTGAGCTTGTTCCCATTCAGTAAGACCAGGAGCAGTTGATCCAAAGAAATTATCTGAATTATCGTCAAAAAATGTACTTGGTAATTCATCTACAGCATTAGCAGCAAGGAAACGAACTATTCCACCTCTTAAACTTTGTGCTTTTGTAAAATCTAAAAACCTTGCACCCTTAGCCAGAAAAGCAAAACGACTTGCATTAAGAGCTGTACTTCCAGCAACAAGATTACCTACACCTCCTGTTCCTATAGCCAATAAACCATTTAGGACAAGACTTGATCTAAACCTTGCTCCATCAAGTTCTGATTGCGTCCATTCAGCAGGGTCTTTAAATCCTCCTTGTATATATGTCGTCCGTTGCAAATCATCTAACCAACCAAAGCCTTTATCTACATAGTTTCCTTTCCCTATACCAAGAATATTTTTAGCAGCAGTATTAAACATATCTGTGCCGCCTAACCAAACAGTATTAGCTAGATAATCAGGAAGAACTGCATGAGTCGTTAAAAAACCAAGGCGATTTGCTGCTTCTTGCGGAGTATCCCAATTCTTACTTTCTCTAGTTAGTAACTCAGTAAATGGAAGTTCTTGCTGCAATTTATATGAAACAAGTTCTTTCTTTGTAGTTGCTTGTATAAAAGCCGAGCCAAGAGTTTTATCCCACCAAGGTCTTTCATCTACTTTTTCTTCTTCTTTTTCAACCTCGACATCACCACCTCGATCTAAAACTGGTGCAGTTCTTTCACCTGGATCACCAGTTTGTCTATCTAAATTGACAGGCTCGACAACAGGTTCAACAACCTCTGGAACATTTTCAACAACAGGCTCCATAAGCTCGTCTTTTTCTTCTTCTATAAATGGTGTAGATGTCATTGTTTAAGCCTCCAAAGTAAGAGCTGAAGTTCCGTTTAAGATGTTGTCGAATACACGACTAGCATTTGCCAATGCTCCAGTTGTAGGAGCCCCGATAAATGAACCTTCTATAAATCCTTTTGCTTGATTTCCGTTCCTTAAAATCTCTTCTCTTTCTTCGTCATTTGGAACCCAATCAGTTTCAAATTTATGTAAATCTACATTTTTTAACATCAATTCTTCTGGACTTATATTTTGCCTAGCAGCAGCTTGTCTAAGACGTATTGGTAAATATCCATTTTTATCAGCGTAAGTTTTATATATACTTTCAGTAGTTTCTTTGTCATATAAAGGTATTGATTCCCATGTCTCCATTCGCTCTGGAGTAATAACATTATTTGATTTAAAGAATGTTGTTTCAGGAGGCCAATCATAAACTTGCGTTGCATTATCACTTTTGTCTAATAACTTCTCTGAATCTTTTGTGTCTGCTTTAAATTCATCTGATGTTTTATATTTTTCTATTGCATCAAGCATTGCTTTACTTTGTACTTCTTTTGGTAATTCAGCGTTATCTGGAAATTTCATATCTCTAACTGCATCTCTTAACGCATTAAACGTATAAGTTTCTAATTTGCTTCCTACTATTGCAGCTCCTTCTTTCTGTAAAATATTTTGATTACTTAAAATAGATTTATAATCATATTTTATGTTTTTTCTAAATGGTGCTGTTTCTAAAGAAGGATATTTATCTTCTAATATTGCAAGTAAAGAATTTTTTATAATATCTTTCCTCAATTTTGGATCAAAACTTTTTTCAATAGCCGTTTGTTTTCTAGCAACTAATTTATAATATTCTTCACCAAATTTACGTGCAGCTTCAGGATTATTTATATTTTTTTGCATTTCTAAAAATCTTAGTAAACTTTCATCAGGTTTCCAATCTGATCCAACTAAATTTTGTTCATCATTTATAAAAGCATCTAATTTATCTTGATCAACAAATCTTTCTCTTGTTTCATCAAAAACAGTTTCATAATCTTCTACTATTTTATTTTTTGTTGCAATGTCTAATTCTTCAAAATCTGGATCAGTTAATAAATCTTGTTCAGCTTTTCTTCTTATCTCAAAATTTGGATTAGTTAATAATTCTCCATATTTTACTTGAGCATTTATCTTTAAATTTAATTGCTGATTCTTATATCTATCTCTAACAATTCTATCTACTTTATCAGTATCTATGTATAACTGATCTCCATATACATCATCAACTGTTAAAGGTAATCCATTTTTTCCTGTGTATGGAGTAGGTAAACCTAACAATGTATTATATAATTTTTCTGCGTTTCTCCTTTGAGCAAAAGAACCTTTTACTTGTTGATATTTAAGATCTTTACCAACATCTAGTATTGACTTTTCTAATATTTTTAAAGTTTCACCATTAACACCCGAATAATCTCTAACTGTTTTCATTAACTCTGTAAATTTTCCTTGTGCTTCAACTGGATTCTTGCTTGTTTCTAATAAATTTAAAAGACCATTTGTTGTTTGTTTTTGTTTAATTATCTTATTATTTTTTACATAAGCTTTGTATTGTTTATTTTGAAACTTCTCTTTTTCCCTATTAATTACAGGTATTACTTCTTCCATAAAACCTGTACTTGTTTCATCTAATCCATAAATACCTGCTATATCTGTAATTGTTTTTGCAGTAACTTTTGCAACCAATGGATCACCAGGATCGCGAAGAGATAATAATCCTGAATTATCATTCCAAGCTTTATCAAATGCTGCTGGCACTAATTGAGCTGTAATCTTACTAGCTTGTCTTATTGCCCCTGCTCTTCTATATGGATTCATATCATCCATTTCTAAAGCAGCTAATGGATTAATTCTTTCTAATTCTCTATTTTTTGTTGCATAATCTTTAGCACTATTATCTGTTGCTTGATTATTATTTTTTATAGCTTCTAAAACTAATTGTTGTCCTTTTTGATATTCATTACTTCCATATAATTTCAATCCAGTATCTACAACAGGTACTAATTGTTTTACTACTTGAGATAATTGTTCAAGACTATTGTATCCCTGAACATTAGCGACATTACCTCGTTGTATAACATTAATTCGACTTATATCACCCATTAACTGAGGCTTTGCTGGAGCTGGAGAAAAATTAGCCTTAGAACCAAAAAAGGTTTTTATTGGTTTTGCAGCAGGGATAATTTGCCCTGGTTGTAATTGGTTTTTGCTCATTTGGTTAACGATTTAAGACCTGTATAGGTGTTGAACCCAGTTCCAACGGCTCCGATTGCAGAGCTTAAAAATGCCGTAGTAGCACTTGGAGCCCCACCCACCATTGATGGAGGTACAGCTCCAACTAATGTTGGTAATGGTGGATAAGGACGCAGAGGATCTTGAAACTCTTGCATTTGATATTGTTTTTGTGAATTAAATTGAGCTAAATATTGATTTACAACTCCCGCTTGTTCTCTTGATAATTGTTGATCTCTAAATAACCTATTAATTTCAAGTATTGTTGATTGATTACCTACTTGATTTGCATAATCGTTTTGTATTCTATCTACCATTCCAACACCACCAGCAACAGCACTAGCAGCACCCCTTAAACCTTGAAGCTTGTAATGATAAAGAGACATTGCATCAGACATTGCTTGCTGTGCATTTGCCGCATTTAAAGCATCACTTTGTTGAATAAATTCTGCCCCTGCTTGCGTTCTAGTTTGTGTAACTACGTCAGCTTGCTCAATAGCTTTTGCTAACTCCCAATTTCTTAAATTGGCTACATAATTATTTTCTTGAGCCCAATTAACCTGATCTTTAAAATATTGAAATTTATTATTTACATTGGCTTGTTTAGCTTGAAATGATGCTGACCAAGAAGAATATTCATCTTGAGCAGCTTTATAAGCAACTTGATTTGCATAATTTTGTCTTTGAGCCCCATAATTCAACATTCCACCAAGGAATTGAAGCCCTCCTGTAATTAATGCTCCTGTTAATGGGCCAGCCATTTATGCTTTCCTCCAAAAATGACAGAACATCTGATCTGCAACCCCGTAAGGTTTTGGCTCCTCAATATTAAAGCCCAAATGTTTTAACCATCTTATAGACAATTTATTTTCTGAGTAAACATAATTTTCAATCATACCTCCAGCTCTATCAATGCAATACTCTACCCATTCTCGCCCATGAACACATAATTGCCATCTATGATTCTTTGTTGCCGTTAATTTATCAGTTCCTAGCAACCAAATGTAATTGTCCACCAACCCCGTAATACCAACTGGATCTCCATCATCTCCTTCAATTGCTTGGATTACATTGCTGTTTATGTAACTTTCTATACAGGCTTCTACAGGAGATAAGCCATGACTTAAGCGAACTTCAGTCTTATCTTGTTCTCTTAAGTTTTCTCCAATGACGTACATATCGCCAGGCTCCGCTTTTATCCACCTCATCTAATTGCCGCCGCCTTTCCAGTTACTAATGCAACCCACTCACAAGTAGAAAACTTACAAGGGTGAGGACTATCATTTTGAATCTCCACCATGCACCTCTCACCTCTACTCATAATTGGAATATTGAATACTCCTTCAAAGAACCGTTCATCATCTTGTGTCCAACCATTAGGCAAAGCACTTCCTAATGCTGAGTTCCTAGAACCTAAAACTGTTCCATCAAACTTATAAATTCCTGTATCTCTTCCCTCTGGAATGACATGGACTTCAAAATAATGTGATTCGTGATAACGCAGTTTTGCATTTCTTACTTGTGTTCTTTCTACATTTGCTGCTGCTTTACCTCCTCCTATTTCCTTATAAAGTTTAAAACGAGTAAAACGGTATCTAAAGGTATAAGACTCTCCAAAATAAACCGGAGAACTACTCCAATCACCATCAGCAACAATTGTCGTTCCAGACGTTGCCGAACCGAGATATACACCACCGTTTCCTGTTGTGCTAAATCCACTCCACGCTTCTGTTCTTGCCGCGATTGTGTAAGGCAATGTCCAAGTCGTCTTCTTTGTAACTGCGTCATAACTAACTATTGAAACTCTCATTGAGGACGGAGTTTCAGTAGTAGTTGAGATACGCCGATCCAATAGAAGAGGATATGGAGAGCCAATTTGAGGCTCTTGCATTCGATCCATGACCGAGATTTTTTCTAAATAAACCTTCGTTCCATATCTCATCAAGCAATAAAGCGTTTCTCTTATTGCAAGCACTTGAAGAACTTCATCGGCCCCTGAGAAGTCCCAATGACTCCAACTAGACTGAGCCCTTTCTGTTCCCTCTCCTGAGTTGCGAAAAAAGAACTTGTAAACATAAATACGACTTTGATGACCACTTTTACCACTTATTCCAAACATCACATTGCTTGTATCGTTTACAGTCAACTTGAACATCTGACTTGGGATATAGGCCGATACATAACCTGTTAAATCTGCTGCATCTGCTGTTAAAGCAGTACCAGCTCCACGAACACTAAATTCTCTAAACTGTGAGTATTCTCCGTTAGCTTGTACAAAGATAATACCCCCACCCGCTAGTTGTGGCCTGACATTTGTATCAACTTCAAATTGAGTTAGAACTGTTATTTGTGCAGTTTTTGGAGTTAATATTGTCTCGGCAGCGTTAAATCTAAATTGATATTGTGAACTAAATAATATTAATTCGTCCTGATAAGGTACAGCATATTTAAGAATAGAAACTTTGTTATTGCTTGCTATGACATCAATTGGGTCAGTATCTAAAATTGTCGTAACTGTTTCAGGAAAAAACTCAAAGAACGAACGAACACGACTTAATATGACATTTTCATCAGACAAGAATCCAAGTCTGTTCTTATAAATAAAAATATCGTTAATAGGAAAACCAATAAAACTTGGATCTGGAGCTGTATTAAAATCACCAGCTATTCGATCACCCCATTTGGGCATTTCTGTTCCTGATTGAGTACTTGCATCAGCAGGCCCAAAATAAAATTGTCCATTCGATAATCTCACTAAAACGTGAGGCATTGTGTCTTCATCGACCTCGTATTCAACACCTGGGCTAACTGTTTCTGTCCAAGCACCTTCTCCAAAAGTTCCACTCTTAGGTTTAAATTCAACGTAATAACCATCAAAATCATTACCTGGATCACCAATAATTGAAATTTGATAGCCCTGCGGTGCAATCGTTGGAAGTTCTGTAAATGCCTGAACTTCGTGTAAGAAAATTGCAATATCCTGATTGGCCTTTGCATCCGTAGCAGCCAATGTGATTGCACTTGAAGATGTCAAATGCAAAACAGAACCACTTCTAGTAATCGTTACTCCACTTGCACTAATTCCAGTTTTTAAGTTCTCAGCAATATCTTCTGAACTGATTCTATTTTCTGTAACCGAACCACCACTAGAGATAACAGCCGCAACAGGAGTCGTAACTTCTACAGAACTACCATTGACTGTCAATTTGTAACGGTTCCCGTATGAAGCTCCTTTGACCCATACCAAGGCTTCATGTGCAGAAGGTCTTGCTGTAGCTGGAGCCGTAGCAGTTTTCATTGCTGGAACTTTCTTTGTATTAGTTATGAAAGTAAAATCAGCAATCGTTACAGCTCTTATATGCTGCCTTGCGTCAGTAACAGTTGATAAATAACTAACTCCACTAGGCTTGTTAACAGTAATAGCGTTCCCATCAAGGTCGTAAACCTTTACGTCGTTATTGCTTATTACTGCAAGATATTCTTCAGTATTATCCCTAAGAATACTATGGATGAAACAGTCTCCAAAACTGGTGCTAGAGACTTCTGCCAAGACTTCGCTTGAATCTCTTTTTCGTAAACCTTCGACGATGGATGACATTCCATTGACTTGTATCTCTCCTTGTGATGGATCTCTTTGAGCGTCAGGCTGTTGCGAAATACCTTGAGATAGGTTTGGTATTGAATAGGAACGTAAAGCCATTAGAGTCTGATACCAGTAGTTATGCGGCGAGTGCTAAGACCCGAAGCAGGGGCATAAGTTGGAAATGGCAGATGATTTCTTCCTCCTGTTAATAGATTTGCTTGCTCCTGTTCTTGTTCCATTCGCTCTAAAACAACTTGAGCTGCTTTCTCGTCTTCTTGCGTATATTTAAACGAAGCACTGTCTCCTAAAACTCTTTGGGCAAACACTCTCGCTGATCGAATTGTTATCCAACGATTGAATGCTTCAGGGCATTCATCCCATGCCATTCCGAAAATTACATCACATAAAACTTCAGTAACCGTTGTTTCTAAAACATAAGTTCGATATTCCGTGTCATATAACCTTGTTCCTCGATGTTGATAACGGCCTGCATAAAGATATGGATCTAGCGAAAGCTTTAAAACATTCGTTGGAATTTTTACTTCTCCATTAGTGTCTTTAGAAAACGGAAAATCTCTTTCTGTGTTCCAGCTCCAACCTTTAATTTGACCTTCTTTATGAAATTCAAGAAGTGTTCTTTCAGCAATCCTCGCATCTGTGATTTGCTGATTTTCTAAGGTGTTAACAGGTTGCTCACCAATATTCTCTAGCAAGATATTTACTGCATCCAGTAAGCCAGTTTTACCTGGAGTAACCGACTGATTTGCTAATCCCATTTCTCATCTACAAGGACGTTGCATACATTGTATTAGTAAGCAAAAAAAAGAGCCAGCTTTCGCTGGCCCCTGCGTTGCAATCTTTCCAATTTTAACTTACTTAAGGAATAACAACTTTACAAGCTGACTCAGCTCGTAGAACTCCCATACCTAAAGCTTGTCTTGCAACCATAAGGTCTGCTTGGTGAACAACTCTCCATTCTTCACCTGTTAACTGAAGTGCTGGAGATAGTAGTGAAACAACACCAACAGCTTCCTTGTTAAAGATGAGCCCCTTACACTTACTCAAATCTTGCTGGTAATCAGCGTTATGATCACCCGCTACAAGCGTGTAAGCACTCTGAGTTACATGATTCGAGGAAAGTATAGGAATACCAGCAACACGTAATGTGCGGCCATCTGCAATAGTTCCAGCTCCACCAAAGTCAGCGTTGATGGCACGACTTGATTGTGAGATGAGGTAGTAATCCTCTGGAGTAAATACCGCGTACATGTCGTCGATACTTACGTCCTTCTCTTCAAAGCCAACGCGAGCGTCAAAGATCGCATTAACTAAAGCATCACCTTTTGCCTGACGAGTAGCACCTGAAGCTGTGTAATCAGTACCAAGTGTTAATCCTTGTCCAGTTCTTCCGCTGTTGGAAGATTTGTTTAGAGGCTCAGTAGAGTTACTTGCCGCTGCAAAGATCATCCTTGCAACACGCTTGTCATACTCAACCGCTAATGCACGACCTAACTCTTTTGTGTAGATCTGACGTACATCAAAATACGACATTAATTCATCTACATTGTAGATCGCAGCATCAGCAACCATCAACGCATCCAAACTGATTACCCTCTCGTTGAGGTCGGAAGGATCGTTGATCGTTCCGGTCAGTTCGGTGCCTGGTTGATGGTAGGAAGCCACCATTTTCCCCGTAATTGGGAAGGCTACGCTCTTGCCTCCTCTTATGTTTCTTTCGCGTGTTTTGCCTTTGAAAACACAGCTTGTCATAAACGCTTCAAGAACCTCGGCAGAACCGAGCTTCAACATCAACGCTCTATCCGTATCCAGACCAGATGCACCAGCTCCCCAAGTAGCGGCAGAGCCTTTAATCTGACCAATACGGCTGAGAGTAACAGCCATAATTAGCTAGTTTTTTCTAAAAAATAATTTCGGTTAGATCGCCCGTTCCTCCGCTACTCAGGTTATCCACCTTAATGGGCCTAGTGCTTTTGGTTGCGTTCTTACTTAAGGCTATCCCACGCAGGACTTCTTTTCAACATTTCTTTTACTGAATCTCGATAAGTTCCATCTAAATCATATATTTTTTGTCCCTTATCATTTGTTTTACTTAAAGCATCTAATACTTGTTGCTGACTTGTAAATGTAGTTTGACTTGGTACATCTCCACCCCCTATGAGCTTTGGCTCTACAACAGCATTAGGATTTGCCATTTCTATTTGCAATGATCTAACTGCCCAACGAATTGCATCTGCATTTCCACTATCAATAGTCTCGTTATAAGATTTTAAAGTTTCTGCATTTAAATTTTTACCAGCCCAATCAGCAATTTGATTGAAAGCAGTATCACCACCTAATTCATCTTTTATCTGCTGTTCTTGTTCTTCCGATAATCCTTGAGGTTCACTTGGTTGAGTAGCTTTGGCTCCACTTACATAATTTTCTACAACTTGTCTTGGAACATTAAATGCTTCAGCAAGAGTGTCATAATGCTCGCTTATATCTCCTCCACTATCTGCCTTATACATAACTTCACCAAGATTCATTCCTTTCTCAGCTAAAGCTTCAACAGTTTCTTTTCCGTAAACTTGAGCTGCTTGCTCTGCTGTATAACTTTCAACTTGTGGCTCAGTTTGCTCAGTTTGAGTCTCAGGTTTTTGCTGCTGATTCTGCGTGAACTTTCTTTGTAGCTCTGCGTAAGATTTCGCTAAATCTTCAGTGCTTTTAAATTTTTCTAAGACTTGTTGAGCCTCTTCAGAGATCTGTCCTTCTTGTTGAATCTGTTCAACTAATTCCTGTTGATCAGGACTAGCTATTCCCTCTTGTCCTTCAGGAATAGTTAGTTGTGGAGTACCTTGTGGGGTCGCGGTCATTGTGCTTCTTGGGGTGGATTGATCATTTCGTTAGCGGTTTGAGCAGCATTAGCTAACTTCTGCGGATCACCCATAGCTGATTGCAGTAAAGCTTGCTGTTGTGCTTGCTCCTGGGCTTGCTGTGCTTCAGCTTGTAGCTCTTGCTCAGTCTTGATTAAGCCCAAAGTGTCTATGCCCATTGAATAAGCAAGACGAGTGATTAACTCAGTAGGTTTTAAGTACTGGGCTAATCCCTCTGGGCCTATGGTTTGACCCAGAGTTGTTGTAAATCTGACTAATTGCTCTAAATCATTTCCTCTTCCTACTGCTGCTAGTCCAACCGTCATTACAACTTTCACTAAATCAGGAGGTAACTTAGGAACTTTGTTTTCTCTGGTGAGAATATCTAACTTCCTAGCGACGTATGGAACTTGGAACTCTGTAGTGAGGATGCTGTATATCGAGCCGAGGCTATTTTCTACTTGAAGGGCTTGCAAACGCACTTCTTCCGCGGTGACGCGTTCTGCATTTCGCTGATCATTAAGCATAAAAGCCTGTGACAACCTACGTTCTATCTGTTCTTTTCCTTGCATCGCTACGGATAGATCGGACGATTTCTGAACTTGCAAAGCAAGCACATCGTTAGGATCTCCTGTAACGAAACTTCCATTAGGAGCCTTAGCTAGATCAGCGGCCTTCGTAACACCACTTGGCTTTACGAGGAAACGTACCGCTGCACTAGCAAGGCTACCCTCTGCGATTGCCTGACATAACGCTTCTACTGTTTGTAAATCTGCTATTGCCGCCGCTTCTACATATCCAACCCCATAAGCTTGTCCATCAACCCGCGTCATACGCAATGGGAGCCAAGGACTTAGATCTTTAGGGGCTCTTCCTTCACTTCCTTCAACGATTTTTCCTTTCACCTCCTGGTGCCACTTGACTTGATTACCTTCCCACTTGATATGCGTATAAACCTTGCAATTTTTCTCTTCTTCCTTTGCTTCTAATGGTTCAGGTTGCTTATAAAGTCCTTTTAAGTCTTCTTCTTCATCCTGTTCAAGCATTTGCCTAACTTTTTCAGGCAATGCGTAGTAAGGAAGTTGCTCACATGTCACGATCTCAAGGGGATTACCCATTGGATCGCGGAAACAAACGTAACGATTGAGATGAAATACCCTTAATCCCTCTGGAGCGACGTATAAAAGTGCATTTCCAGCAACAATTAAGTGTAATAACGCCTCATGGAAGACAACACGATCATTACTTGCTTCTATTTCCCTAAGCACCATCCTTTCAATCTTGCTTAACGCCTCTTCAAACTGAGATTTCTGCTCTGGCCCTACTCCTTGCTGTGCTAATGCTGCTTCATCTAATGAAAATCTGAAAAATTGTTGCGTTGGAGGTAGCAAAGCCAACAACATTCGGCTTGCTAAATTAAGAACTCCTCTGGCTCCTATTCCATTCCACGGAACAGCGTATGTATCTTTGTTGTTATTAACTGGATCGTTTGATTCTGGGATTAAATAAGGAACCGTAAGACGAGCTGAATTACGGCCTTTATCTAAAACCCAATTCCGATCATTTTCACCTGAGCGATAACGCTGTTCAGCAGTAGCCATAATTAGACAGGGAGGTTAGTACCAGTACCAGGCGATGAACCTTGGCTACCGATTTTTAATGAAGCAGAAGTAGACCCTGGAGAACCAGATCCATCGGCATAAGCATCTTTAGGAGATATTTTTAAACCTTTTTTCTTCTTCTTACTTTGCTTATTAATGATGCCTTGCGATGTTTGAGCTGCACTGCTAGCAGCACTTATCGCAGCATTACGAGCTGCAATCTGTGCAGCACTTGGGCCAGAACTTCCAACAACAATTTGAGTTTGTGCTTGCTGTTGCATGTTTTGTATAGCATTTGCAGCAGCGGCAGCAGCGGCTTGATTATCTGTTTCGGCTTGTGTTCCTATGGCTAAAGTTGATTGCTTGTTAGCATCAATAACTGCTTGCCTTTCAGCCGCCATAGCAGCATTAGCCGCTGCTTGTTGTGCAGCTTTTCTTGCAGCTTTTTTTTGAGCCGTTATGCCAGTAACGTCTTCAAAAACATTTTTTACAGGGCCAGCACACATAATTAAACTCCGTAATTAACACCAGTACCAGAAGAAGCTGATAAGCCACCAGTAGCAATTCTTAAAGTGCTTGGTTTTTTCTTTTTCTTTGAAATTTTTTGTGTTGTTTGAGCATCTTCTGGAGTTACGTTGTCTTCAGTAACAACGGCATAAGGAGCATCGTTAATAATGTTGTCAATGCCTGCACCAGAATTTGCTTGAGTGTCCGTTATTTGTTGCATAAGAGAAGCAGTAGAATCTTGAGCAGCGGTAATTTGTTCGTTAATACTGGTTTGAAAAGCTGCCGTATTTGCAGCAGTTGTAGTTTTAAAATCTTCTAAAGCTGCTGTTGATGCAGCAACGTCTTCAGCACTTGGGCCTTGATAAACAATTTCGGGAGCTTTTGGAGCTTTAAATAAACACATAAGAAGTACCTAAGTAATGTTGAGGCCAGAGCCACTTCCTGACGTTGTGGCAACTCTGCCAATTCTTAAAGAAGTTTTACCTTTTTTAGTTTTTAAACCTCTTTCATCAACTCCAATTTCAGGAGGTTTGGCATTTGGTTCTCTTGGTGGAGGCCCAACAACTTGAGCTAATCTCATAGCCGCTGCATTTGTATCATCTGCTTGCTGTTGCTTCGCCACTAACAATTGTGTCGCTGCATCTTGCTTCGCTCGTAATGCTGAATTGAGATCAGCTTGTGCAGTTAAAGTTGATTGACTAGCAGCCTGTTCTATTGCAGCTTTTTGTAAATCAAATTGCTGATCATACGCTGCGTAATCAGGAACCGTAATTGTCGCGGCAGAGCCACCACCCATACACATCAGACTGCCTCCAGTTGATAAACGTCATTTTCCTGTTCTTCCAAACGGCGTTTTAACCACTTGACGACAGATGCCTGGCCTGACTTAAACCAAACTTCTTTTTCAGAAAGACTCAAATCAGGACATTGATCTGGGAACTGCTCATCTAAAGCAGCTACAAATCTTTCATCTATGTTTGGGAAATAAGCCACTCTCCAAGGACGTAGACCTTTACAGCCTACCGATAATCGTGAATATGTACCATAGTAGAGGAGTTATTCAACTTCCCCGTAGAAGTTTATGGATTTACAAGAAAAATTAGCAGAGATGCACTCCGAAGTAATAGATCAAGTATTAGATGATCTAAGAAATGGAGATCGTAAGGCAAGATCAGAGGCAATGATGCTTCTAAAACAAAACAATGTGACTGCTGTTGCAGCAGAAGGAAGCACATTAAAGAAACTTGCTAACAAATTGGACTTCTCAAGCATGGATGACAAAGTTATTCCGCTTAAGACCCCACCTTCAAACGTCGAACCCCTCCGTAAGCTCTCCCCGAAGTAGTTTTTTTCTTAAAACCAAAAGCAATTGAGTCAATAGAACCTGTTGTCTCATCCATCCAAGCTTCTAATTCGTCTTGGAAGAGTTGATCTTTTCTAGCTTGTTGTTGAACTTGCTGATCTTGGGCGGCTGACTCAACAAAAAAGCCGACTGCAATAGCAAGAGCGTCAAGGCGGTCATCATGTGAGAGGCAATTCCTTTCTTGTGTCAATCTTGAGGCTTGCCAAAAAAGGCTCCGTGAATATCCATGTTCAGGATCTTCATCAGTTAGACGATAATCATTTTTAATGACTCGACTATTGACAATAAGACGATGTTGCTGAATTAAAGGGCCAAGTGTGTCACATAATCTTTCTTCTTTTCGGATGTTATGCCTAACTTCTTCGATAGTGCATGGATGTGTTCTTGTTAGGTGCGGTTTTAGTAAGGCACTAAACATCCCATCGCCCATATTCGACTCAGCTACCACATAATTAACATCCCATTTCTTTGCTACATCAGCCAAATACCGCAAAACTTCATCGGCATAGCCCAAAGTAGACCCACCTGATTCAAGTAAAAATAAATTTCCGTTTAATTCTGCTAAAACTGCCCAAGCTAATTCGTCTTTACCTCGTCCAGCAGGGTCTATAGCTAAGACACACCGCCACGATTCGGTTTTTGACACCCATCCATTTTGAAATATTGGGCGATGGTAGAACCTATCAGCTCCAAGCCCGACACATACTAGGTCTTGCAATCTCATGTCAGGTTGGTTAGACCATATACAAGTCTCGGGTAGGGCTTTCCCATCAAGATCCATCACCATGAGATCCCCAAGCCTGATTGGATACTTATCTAAAGTTGCTAATCGGGTATTGAGCATGAACTGAAGTTCAAAGCTCGCCTTGGTCATGGATGCTTTTCTCTGGAGGATGTCTTCATGCCCAAATCGCTCTGGATCAGTAGGCTCTTCCACGAGGCTGGTATTCGCGATGACCTCTTGTTCAATCGTCGGATCGAGACTGCCCTCGTAGCAATCGAACTCCTTCGGATACAACGCAGGCCAGTAACGAGCAGAATAGTTCCGTTCTCTTACAAGCCTTAAATATATACTTGTTTCCGTATGTGGCGTTCCTAAATATAATATTTTACGGGGCAAAAGCTGGCCCTCTTCTGGCTTTATGATACTTTGTATTTCTTCAACAGCATGTGCAACTCTATCTTGTTTTAGCTGTGTAATTACGTTAGCTAAAGTTTCAACGTCATCAAGAATTGCACAAGTACATCTTTGTCCAGTTGTTTGACCCATAACACCCATAGATCGAACAGACGGAGACTGTTCAACTTGAGCTGGCCCTACATCAAAAGCAACATTAGAGAATCTATTCTCCGGCCCAGGCATAAGACATTGAAGAATATCAATTTCACTTATGCAACGGAGCATAAAAGACGAAAAATCAGTTGATTTAACTGCTGTAGCAGAGACAATCAAAATCTTTTCATTTGGATCTACTCTTAATCTCCATAAAGCATAAAAAGACGCAAGAATCGACTTACCTAATCCACGAA